AAATGTTTACACTTCATCAATGAAATCTTATTTCAACATTGAGGAGTTCAGGTCTAGCGACAGGAAGTATAATTGGACACTAGAAGAATTAGCAAAAATGCCGATTGAATGGTATGGCGGGGCTGACTTGGCTAAAATGCACGACCTTTGCGCTACTGCTTTATATGGAACCTATGGTGATGTTGATATAACAATTACTCATGGGTTTTTCCCTATTGTGGCAGCACATGCAAAAGCAGAGGAAGACAACATCCCGCTTTTTGGCTGGCAGGATGATGGTTGGCTGACAATGACAAATTCGCCGGTTACAGACCATCAAACGGTTGTCAAATGGTTCATTGACATGCGCAAAAGGGGTTTCAATATTAAACAGGTAGGCTTCGACCGGAAATTTGGCCGGGAGTTTTTCCTTGAGATGAAGAAAGCAAGGTTTAGGATAGAGGATACACCGCAGCTTTATTATCTTAAGTCTGAGGGTTTCCGCCACATTGAAAAGAAAGTAAAAGCTGGCAAGTTTTATTATCTACACTCAGATGCCTACGAATATTGCGTGCAAAACGTCCACGCAATAGAGCAGGTTGATGATGCCGTGAAATATGAAAAAATATTACCAACACAGAGGATCGACCTATTTGATGCCTCTGTTTTTGCTTGTATGCAAAAGTTAAAGAACCTTGCAAAATCTGGCACAGCACAAAAGTGGCTGAAAGGCGGTGAGTAAATGGGAGTATTAGATTGGTTTTCAAGAAAACGAAAGACAAGGGCGGAGCCTAAATCTGCTTTAGAATGGTTTCTGACGAATAACTATGACACATTGGCAGTCCCCGGATATACCCGACTGTCGGATAACCCGGAAGTAAGGATGGCGGTCCATAAAATAGCAGACCTTATTTCGTCCATGACGATTTACTTGATGCAGAACACCGAGGACGGGGACATAAGGGTCCGGAATGAATTGTCCCGAAAAGTTGACGTCAACCCATACAGCCTGATGACCCGAAAAGCCTGGATGTACTGGATAGTTCATACCATGCTACTAGAGGGCCAAGGCAACAGCTTAATTTACCCCAAGCTAACGGCTGATGGACTAATCGATGAACTGGTACCCATGCAGCCATCAAAAATCAGTTTTATTGCGACCGATGATGGCTACCAAGTGAGATACGAGGACAGGATATACAGCCACGATGAAGTGCTACACTTTGTTATCAATCCGGACCCGGAGGAACCTTGGAGGGGCAGGGGCTACCGGGTGGTGTTGAAAGACATTGTTAACAATCTCAAGCAGGCAACAGCCACGAAAAAAAGCTTTATGTCCGGGAAGTATATGCCTTCGCTCATTGTAAAAGTAGATGCTACAACTGCAGAATTATCTAGTGAAGAAGGCCGAAGCGCAGTATTTAAAAAGTACCTTGAGGCTGCAGAGGCCGGGCAGCCTTGGATTATCCCGGCAGAGTTGCTTGAAGTAGAACAGGTTAAACCTCTTTCGCTTAAAGACATAGCAATAAATGAAGCTGTTGAAATAGACAAACGTACAGTAGCAGGTATCTTTGGAGTGCCTCCTTTTTTCTTGGGCGTAGGAAAGTACAACAAAGATGAATACAACAACTTCATTAACTCCACTATCTTGCCGCTTGCTAAGAGCATAGAACAAGAGCTGACCAGGAAGCTGCTTTATAGCCCAGACCTGTATTTTAAATTCAATCCCAGGAGCTTGTATGCCTACGACATAAAAGAGTTGGCCGATGTAGGAGCAAATATGTACGTCCGGGGCATTATGACCGGGAACGAAGTAAGAGACTGGTTGGGCATGTCGCCGAAAGAAGGATTGTCCGAGTTGGTTATCCTTGAAAACTATATACCACTTGGAATGATAGGCGACCAGAAGAAACTTATCCAGGGGGGTGAGGACGATGGACAGGAAGATTAAGCAAACCCGAAGCCTGCAAACAGAACTCAAAACAAGGGTAGAACCTGATGCCCAGGATATGTATATCGAGGGTTATTTTGCGGTTTTTGGCCGCGAAACAGAACTTTGGCCGGGTGCTTTTGAAGAGATAGCGCCAGGTGCTTTTGATGAAACCTTAAACAACGACATCCGGGCACTCATAAACCACGACACAACGTTGGTATTGGGCCGAAACAAAGCCGGGACCCTAGAGCTTAAAACTGATAGTTACGGTCTTTGGGGCCGGGTGAAGATTAACCCGAATGACGGTGACGCAGTAAATCTTTATGAGCGCGTAAAGCGGGGTGACGTTGACCAGTGCTCCTTCGGTTTCAACATCACCTCCGAAGAAACAGACTGGCGGGATGATGGCACAGTAAAATGGACCATTACGGGGATAGATCTACATGAGGTTTCAGTTTGTACTTTTCCAGCGTATGAGGACACTGGGGTGCAGGCCCGAAAGGCAGAAGTTGAACAGCACCGGCAAAGGCTTCTTGAGGCCAAGAAAAATAAGTTAAGGGAGAGGATTGAAAAATGCTTAAGCAATTAATGATTTCCAAAAAAATTGAGCAGCGCAAAGCTGTGTTGGCAGAGTTGGAGGAACAGGAAAGGGGACTAGAAACAAGGGCTGAACAAATAGAAGCAGCGCTGGCAGAGGCTCAAACCGATGAGGAGATTGCAACGGTCGAGGAAGAAGTGAGCAAGATTGAGGCCGAAAAGGAAGAGCTTAAGCAAAAGAAAGCTAATTTGGAGGCCGAAATTGCAGAGTTAGAGAGCGAGCTTGAACAGCTTAATAGTAAAGAGCCAAAAAATAGTCAAAAAAGGAGCTTAGCAAAACCACAGGTACAAGGAGGAGATTATATGATTAAAAGAGGCTTTTTCCAAGGCATGAGCAGAAGTGCAGTAGAAAACTTAATTGTTCGTGAAGATGTAAAAGACTTTATCCAAAATGTTCGTGCTTTGATAGGGCAGAAAAGGGCTGTAACAGGTGGGGATCTATTAATTCCTGATGTGTTATTAGGTTTACTTAGAGATAATTTGCATCGTTATAGTAAGTTAATAACTAAGGTAAACCTAAGAAGAGTATCTGGGACTGCTAGACAAAATATTGTTGGTGCCATTCCTGAAGGTATCTGGACCGAGATGGTTGGCACCCTCAACGAGATGGATATTGTATTTAATCAACTGGAAGTAGACGGTTACAAGGTAGGCGGCTATGTGGCCATTCCCAACTCCATTTTGGAGGACAGCGACATTAATCTTGCTGGTGAAGTGTTAGACGCCATTAGCCAGGGGATTGGATTGGCGCTTGATAAAGCTATCTTATACGGTACCGGTGTAAAGATGCCTGTTGGTATTGTTACCCGCTTAGCCGAAGTACTGCAGCCGGCATATTGGGGCAACCGAGAGAGAACATGGACGGACTTGAGCGCTACTAACCTCTTGGCAATTGATCCGACGGCTGTATCGCCTGCAGATTTTTTTGCAGACTTGATATTAAAACTTGGTGTAGTGCAAGCTAACTACAGCGACGGTCAGCTGTTCTGGGCAATGAATACCCAGACCTACCGCATTTTGCAAAGCAAGGCTATTAATTTCAACGCTGCTGGCGTAGTGGTGGCTGGTGTGCAAAATACAATGCCAGTAATTGGCGGTGAAGCAGTGCTCCTTGACTTCATCCCGAACAATCACATCATTGGCGGCTATGGCTCCCTGTACCTGCTAGCCGAGCGTGCGGGCGTGCAGCTGGCGCAGTCCGAGCACGTGCAGTTCATCCAGGACAACACCGTGTTCAAGGGCACTGCTCGCTACGATGGCCGTCCAATTTTTGGTGAGGCATTCGTTGGCATAACCATCGACCAGGGGACTACCCCTCAAGTACCCGCTCCTAGTGATGTGGAATTCGCTCCCGATAGCGCCAACCCGTAAGGGGTGGTATAAATGGTTAGAGTAAAGGCACTGAAGCTATTTAATGATGGGTGGGAGAAAAAACTTCGCTATCCTGGTGAAATATTTGAGGCTACACAGGAGAGGTATGAGCGCTGGCACTCTGCCTCTCTTGTCGTTGCCGTAGAAAATGAACAGCCAGATCTGGACAGCATGACCAAGACACAATTGATGGACTATGCCAAGGAATCTGGCCTAGAGCTTGATGATAAGATGCGCAAGGCTGAAATGATTGCCGCCATTAAGGAGGCGATGGGATGGATGTAGCGCAAGTTTTGGAGTTAGTAAAAGCCCGATTAGGGATTACCACGGCGGTCAGGGACATATACCTGACCGCCATTATTTTCGGGGTGATTGATGAGCTAGAGAAGGAAAAGGGCATTCAGCTGGACAGCGGCAATGCTCACCATCTTATGTTCGTTGTGGACTATGCTACCTGGCGGTACCAGTCAGTAGGAGACGGCACCACAGCCTACACCGGGCAGCCGATGAGTATGCCGCGGCATCTGCAGTTTAGGCTTCACAACCTGGTTATATCGGCAGGTGGTGATCCCGAATGACTTTTGACCATGAGTTAGTATTGATTGGACACGAATATGTTCAGGACGAAATAGGGAACTGGAAGAAGGTGCCGGTCAGAAAAACTGTTCTTTGCGGTTTGAAATCGATCACCAGAAGCGAGTTTTACAATGCAGCGCAAACAGGCTTAAGACCGGAAATTGTTTTTGTGGTACATGGCTATGAGTACAATGGTGAGACAGAGGTGGAGTTTGAGAGCGTAAAGTACAAAGTCATACGAACATATTCGGTTAGCTTTGAGGAAATGGAGCTGACGTGTGAGAAGGTGACAGCCGATGGCTAAAAGTAAAAAAACAAAATGGTATTGTATAGATTGCGGATATACAGAAACTAACTGCAAACAAATGGATGGTTGCCGTTGTCCTAAGTGCGGTAAAGGCCTTTGGATTGCTGAAAAGGTGATTGGCGATGGCTAATATCAACATCGACCACTTGCCCGGTGAAACCTGGGCGAAGATTAGGGTTTTGAAGATCCAAGAAATGGAGTGGTGATAAATGGCTGGAAGCAAAATCAAGATTTATAAAGATAACCCGACCGCAGGAGGCACAGACGGTACACTTGTTTCAAGTGGCACCGGACTGGATCCGATTGAATCCGGGGCAATCAAAGTCCCTACCGCAGGCTACCAGGAGGGTAGCTGGATCAAGCTGGCGGTGCGTTGCGATGCTGGTTACGAAACAGTTGAGGATTCCTCCCGCCATGCGAGGATCAGTATTGTAGATTCAGCAAAAGTAACGATGTGGCAGCTTGCTCCTGACGATAATGGACAGCCAGGGACGGCTGAAGATTGGGGAGAGGCGCTGGATTTCATAACAAAAATCGGTGCAACAAATACAATCTTCTGGGCCAGAGCAAGAGTAGCGTCTACGGAAGAACCGGCGAATGATAAAAGTGTGTATATTCAGGTTGCGGCAACCATAGGAGCAACAAGCTAGGGACAAGCTAAGGGAAGCGGTGAGTAATCGTGGCTACTATAAACCCTAACCAAGAGTATGACATTATCCATACCCTGACATTTGCAGAAGCGTCGGGGAATTGCCCGATAAGACTGCACAGGGGTTTTACGTCTACTTATACTGGCACGGTATATTATCGCGCTGGAACCAGTGGGGATTGGACTTCTCTATCTGTCTCAGGCACAAGCACCACTTTCCCGGTAACTTCCACTACAATGCAGGTAGCCCACAACTGGAATAAGTCAGGCAACAACTATATGACATCCTCGTTTTCGGGTGCAACAAATATAACTAGTATCGCCATTTCCCAAAAGTCGTCCCTGACTGGGACAATGGGGAATTATTTCATGCATAACTATGCTAATGGCTGTTCCTCCCTCACTTCGCTCGATGTCCCGGACACCAGCGGTCTTACAAGCGTGGGGGCTTATTTCATGCGTTCCTATGCTTATG